TTGTACTGCAATGTGGTTGCCGTCTGCTACACCTTCAACTGCTGCGATTGTTCCGCCGTATGTTGTTGTGATTGAATCACATGCTGCTGCTACTGTGATTGTTCCAGTTGCTACTGCATAGATGTATGTTGTTGGGCCTACGCCACTCTTTGCAACTACTGCTGCGTTTGGGTTACTTACTACTGCCATTTTATATCTCCTATATTATCTAAATGGTCTACTCTACACTCTGTAAAGTTTCTACATTTGTATTTACCATTTAGACAAAAAATACCCTATTTAGATGCTCTTTTGGCTCTTTGATGTAAACTTTTTAATAAATTTATGTATCCAGGGCCTGCTTTTACAATATCATGTATCATATCCACTGCAGGTTTGTATCCATTTGCTATATTAGTTGGTACAGTTTGTCCCATTTGTATTCTATCAACTGCGATCTTTGCTTTTAATCCATTTGATTTACCTACAAGGAAACTATACAGAGCAATTTCACGCTGACTAACTCGCTGTTCTATCCTATCAAGGGCAGCTTCGTCAAGTTCATCAAAATCCAAACTCTCATACATTTCTTTGAGTTCTTCATCTGTGTAAATTTCCATACCGTTTGTAATAGCTTGGATAAAGTCCATATTAACGTACTGCGTCTCTAGCTGCCTGATCAGCTTTCATTGCTGCCATTTCGTCGTCTGCTGGATTTGTAAACTCGTCTTCGCCTTCATCATCTAAGCCACCATCTGCATTATCTGCTTTAAGGTCACCTTTAGTTTGTGCAATCTTTTCAGCAAATGCTAACATCTTTTTAATTACGTTAGGTGTGGCTCCAGTTTTTTTCACTAGCTCTTCTAAACTACTTGCACCGTAAGTTGTGCCCCAGTTAGTAAGTTGATCGCCAACTTTAGACATTAAATTTGATAATGCATCGTCTTTTGTAGTAACTGCTTGATCCATTAAAATTCTGCCATAATTGGCTAGTTTCTTTTCTAATGGCGTTGATTCAAACGCTTCGTTAAGTACATCCTTAGTAATGTTATTAAGATGTTCTTCGTATTCTTTCATGTAATCTGTCATGTTTATCTCTCCACTGCTCTGTTGTGTTTTGTAAAAAATTCTCTAGGGACAAGTTTAATGTCGCCCCCTGGATGAGCAAGTACATAACCTTCTCCACCCTTTTCGCCTTTGATAGAAGCTGTAATATCAGCTTCTTGATCTTCTAGTTGGTTAATAATGTTATCTTTGACTTTCATTATACCATGTACTAAATTCCACATAGCATTAAAGCCGTCAACATTGTTATTAATTATCTCTATAATCTTCTGTTGCTTGGGCTTACTGACTTTAGATGTTGCAAGCCAGCCTGCAAAGTCTTGTGCTAAATTTTTAATACCTGAATCAACTCTTGAATTCATATAGGTATAAAATATGTTAGACAAATCTGATAACCCCTGACGTCTTTCAATTATACTGTCAATGGCACGACCATGTTTGGTTACCATTGCTTGTAGTTCTTTAATTTGTGAATCGTCAACTGACGGCGCTTCTTGTGCTACTACTGGAGGAAGAACTAATACCTCAGTACCTTGGAATATATTTGTATCTCTTAATGGAGTTTCAGTACCTGCTATATCTGCTTCTCTATGTATAACAATTCCTGACTTACTCATGCCAATACGCTTACCAATGTCACTGTCTTGTTTTACTGAGTAAGTTACAATGTTTGGTGTAAACACATAATGACCGTCTTGTATTTCAGGTGTATTAAAATATAACAAGTCGCCTTTAAAGAATCCTCTGTAGTCTTTAGGAACTGCTTTTTCGTACTCGTCATACACATCTACCATGTTAGCAATGAATGGTCCGTACCCTTCTGGATTCTTTGCATAACCTGGACGGTTCTTTAACATCTGTGCTAGTTCTTTTGCTGACTTAGCTTTGCCGTCATAACCTTTTGCACTGAAGCCTGACTTGTCTGTAAAAACAAAGTTACCATCTACATCACGTCCAAATATTACAGCCGGTGAGCCGTCCCATTTAATTGTGACATCTTTATGTGAACCTTGTTCTAAACTTTTTAAACTTTCAATAGCACGGGCGGCACCAGCACTGCCTTGGAAAAATACTAAATCTTCTGCATGTTGTATACGAGCTTCTGCTTCGTTGACTATTGCTTCGCCTACTAGTTTATCTTGTAGTGGATGCTTCTTACGTCCTGGTGTTGCTTTTGGCATCGGATCTTTGCCCTTAGCTTGTCCTGCACTACCAGTCTTTTGCTTACGTTCTACAAGTTTAAAGTCTGTGTATCTCATTAACAAATCATCCTTGTACTGTTTAACAATGTGCCACTTAGTTCTTTAATTCTATTCAACTGTTTGTCAGCTAATGATTCGACTGCTATTGACTCAGGTATCCCCTTGCCAGCTTTAGCCATTGTTTCTGCCCAAGGAGCAATTAGCTCTTCGTAGTTTGGATCACCTTTAAGTATTGCAAACATACTTTCAACTGTATGTGTATCAGCTTCTCTTGCGTTTGGTCCTAATAATATTTTTGCAATTTCGTCCCAGTCATCTGCTACAACAGCATCGCCATTGTTAGGATCAACTACACCTTTTGTAGGACTAAACTTATATCCTCTACCTCTAGCAAGACTAGATAGTAGTACAGCTCTGTCTGCACCTGTATAGTTTTCTGTGCCGCCGCGCTTGGCGCCACGTTGTAGAGCAGGATTGTCTGTAAGCATAAAGTCTGTTTGAACAAAGCCGTTTTTAACATCGCCTCTAATTGGGGTACGAAAATGTACTTGAAGTCCTGCGTTTGCTACCCAGCCTTGCGTAAATGTTCTACCCTTGTTCATAATTTCTAAATCGTCAATGCCTTGCTTTTGACACCAGGCAGTAAGTTTTGCAATTATTTCTTCTTTAGGTAATTCTCTTACGTCTACGTTTAGATCAATGTCACCTGATGAGTTTTCTTCAAATGTGCCATCTGGCTTATTTTTCTTACCTGTTGTACCAAGCATATCTTCGTCAACAAACTTAAATCCAAATGTAGAATTAAGCCAATCTATTGTTGGTTGAACATCAGCTGTAGCGATACGTTGTGTTATTGGCTGAACATTGTCGCCGTCGACTTTCTTAAAAACGTTTCCGCCTTCTAGTAATTTATATGATGTCATTGTTTTTATTCTCAATTACTTTTGTAATACTGCGTTTAAATTTACGTGGATCGCCTGTTCTAATACTATTAAGAAAGCGTCTTTCTAATTCACTTGCAGTATCAGCATCGTAAGTTTTAGAAATCTTATTTAAAAGATTAATAGCACTTTCGATTATGTTGCCGCCAGTAGCTTCGATAAGATGGTCTTGACTCTTGCGTGAACGATCTAAATTGTTTAGTTCTTCAAGGATACTGCGTGTACGTTTTCTCATGATGTTAACTCTCCGTATTACTATTTAGCGTTCAAATTAATAAATATTGCTGTACATGAATTAACTTGTACTATATGAGGGGATATGATGTCAATTAATAACATGAATTTTAACGAACGCTCCTTGTTATTTGCAAAACTTAGTGCTTTAGCTTACAATAATAGCACAACTGATGTAAAAAAGCAAGCGAAAAAATTAGGGTTTACTACAATAGAGTTTTATGAACGAGAAGGCGCTCAAGCATATCGCTTTATGAGCAAGGAAGATTTAGTCATTGCATGTCGCGGAACTGAACCAACAGAGTTTAATGATATCAGTGCAGACTTAAAAGCAATACCAGTAGTGGCAGAAACTATTAGCAGAGTACATCAAGGATTTAAAGCAGAAGTAGACGAGCTATGGCCTATGATATGTGAAGATATATCGCGTAAAGTTAACATAGGTAAAAAATTATGGATATGCGGACATAGTTTAGGCGCAGCAATGGCAACCATTATGGCTAATCGTTGTGAGTGTGATAGTAATCTAAATAATCCGGAAGAGCTTTATACTTATGGTAGTCCAAGAGTAGGTTGGCCAACATATGTCAAGAGCTTTGGTACTGTACATCATCGTTGGAAAAACAACAACGATATTGTTACTACTGTTCCTCTTTGGATTATGGGTTACAGACATTGCGGTAATCAACATTATCTAAATGCCTATGGCAACTATAGAAAACCTACAGGGTGGCAGTTGTGGAAAGACAAGTGGCGTGGTATATGGATGGGCTTAAAGCAAGGTAAAATAGACAGCTTTGGTGATCACTCAATGGTTGAATATATCAAACACATTAGTAAACTAGACTAGTCCCATAAGTCTTCATAGTATTTGCCGAACAATGTAAATGCATTAGTAAGGCGTTCTTGTGTTTCTTTCATACAAGCCTTGCATACTGGATCGCCAAAGTTTGAACATTTATCAGCACACATGTCTCCAGCGTCCATTTCTTTTGACTTGTGTCCGAATGCCCAAATCATTTCATCTAGTATTTCGTTCCAACGTTCTTCAGTAAGATCGCTAGGGTATCCATGTGTTGTTGCTTTAAGTTGTACTAGCATAGGATGAATAATCATAGCAAGTGTACAATCCATACTCCATGTGTCGTGCGGTTCTATTTCAACTCTTGTAGCACGATTCTTTCTATATGGTCCTATTCTAACTTTCATAATAATCTACTACCATTACGTTTTGAGGTTTGTCAGGCAACTGAAATGTTTTTGCAAACTCCATTGCTTCGTGTGCATCTTCAAACAGTTCAGGTTGTAAGTCCCAACAATGCTCTGTTTGTTTTGTAATGTAAATCCAATCGTCCTTACCGTCAAGGCACACCATTACAGCATAGGTCATACAAACAAACTACTCACTGACTCTTCGTTAGTTACTCTACGTATTGCTTCACCAAACAGTTGACTTACACTTACCTGTCTAGTTTTCTTACAGTTCTTAGGACAACGGTTAGCAATTGAATCTGTTACAACAAGTTCAGTTAACACACTCTTCTCAACTTTTTGACATGCTTCACCTGACAGTACACCGTGTGTAATATATGCTCTAACACTTAGAGCACCTGCGTCCATAATTGCTTTGGCCGCATTACATAGT